TTCTATGATCGACTCGCACGACTACGCCGAAGAGCAGCGCGAGGAAATTGCCCTGGAAGTGGCACACCAGCTCGAAGCGGACGGGTACACCGTAACGAACAAGCCGGAGGGGGAACCCGGCTTGAGCGCGCAACACTTCGGAACCGTCGTATCGACAGATGGTATCCGCGAAACATCCTTTCGGCGCATTATGACTTGCGCCGGCTGGCGCGAGACTTGGCAGCACAACATGGCGGCGCAGAATTGGAGCGCCGATTGACATGACCGAAAAAGAATGGGAAGAGGCATGGGGCCCGTTTGCCGACCCCGAATGCAGGGACGAGCAGGAGCTTCTATGGCTTTTGATGGATTGCAAAGTAATGCGAGACCTTTGGTTGTGGGCTGACGCCGACTAGCACGCACTAGGAGGAACTTGATTATGACTGAAACCCTATATGAGCTTGCCGTGGAACTTCTGACAGATCCCAAGGGTATCTCAGGAGAGGCTTGGGAGCTTCTCTACTCGCTACTGGAGAATAGTGACATGCACAGGGATTTTGTGCGGCAGATTACAGGTGACGAGGGCCGAATCTGGCTCCCGCATAACCATACCCTCTGAGTAAACGCCCCGGGCACGGAGGGCCCGGCCTGCTTCCTGCCGTCCAGGAGACAGGCCCGGCTTTCCGAGTTTCCTGCACACCAGAGAAGAGGCAACCATGAGCGAGGACTATCACGCCAAAGCGGCCGAGTACGCCGCGGACACTGTGCGGAATTTCGAGGACGAAATTCTGGAGCAATTGATCGACGCCGGTGAAGCGAGCGACGACTTGCTGAACGACTACCCCAACGGGGACGCTTGGCACTACGAAAACCACGTCAACAAGTGGTACAACTTGTCAGACGCCGCCGAGTTGCTGCGCCAGCTTGACGAGTACGAGGAAACGGATTCCGGCTTGTGGGAAGGGCAGCAGCCGGCGGAGGCAATCGGCACCTGCGCCGCGTCCACCTTCGGCAATGCCGTCGGCGATCAATGGCGGGAGTTGATCGAAAAAATCAATGAAGATGCGCATGAGATTGTGAGGGACTTCGACCTTCGTATCGACGACGCCGAGGAGGACGAAGACGAAGCGGACCCCGACGCGGATACCCTCCGCGAAGAGCGGCACGAAGCGTTGACTGCCCTCATCAAGCAGGTAGCCGATGCAGCCGACCCACCGGCCATAGTCGCCGACCCACCGGCCAACGTTACCGATCCGCCTAGCCTGCTGGAGGCTGCCGAACTGGCCATAGCGACAATCGAGCGATTGGACAAACACGGCAGCGCGTGCGGCACGCTTGACGTTCTTCGCGTTGCAATCGCCAACGCTGGGGGCGGGTAGCGAGCACCCCGGGCAAGGCGGCCCGGCTCGCCCCTCTGGACGGCAGGGGGGGGCGGGCCCGGCCGTCTGGCAATACCGAGAAGTAAGCAACTAAGAGGAGGCAATCATGAGAGACAAGGCATTAGCAGAAGCGTCGATCTATTGGGGCAAGGATAGGACAGGCCAAGAGAAATGGATAGCGAGGATTCGTTTCAGTAACGGGGAAGAGGTTATTGAGCCGTGGCTTCATACCTCGCCGAAAGACGTTTCGTATCTCGCCGAAGCAGTCTCGACCCTCGCGTGGATATACGGCTTTTGCGTTGACCCCGATGCGGTCGCGGTCGAGAAGCGCGATGGCGGAATCGGCATCTGGAAGAGGCCAACCGAGTAGGGGCGCGTAAACGCTCTAGCAACACTGAGAAGTAGGCAACCGAGAAGAGGCAACCATGAGAAAACCGAAGAACCGAGAAGAGTGGTTGACGGAGTGCATTGCTAAAGTGCGCCCCATGTTCGAGGACCAGGGGCGACCGATTCCCGAGAAGGTCCGCGCGTCTTGTTCTTGGCCGAGTCAAGGCGGATTGGCCCAAAAGCAAAAGCGGATCGGCGAAGCCTGGTCATCGAAGTGCAGCGGAGACGGCACGTTCGAGGTATTTATCTCCCCCGTGCTCATGGAGTCGGCCGAAGTCGCGGCCGTGCTCGTGCATGAGCTTGTGCATTGTGCCGTTGGCCTGAAGTGCGGGCATAACGGGCCGTTTCGTAAGCTCGCGCTGGCCGTGGGGCTCGAAGGGAAGATGACCGCGACCACGGCCGGCGAAGAACTTGCCGGCCGGCTGGAGCGGATCGTAGCGAAGCTCGGCGAGTATCCGCATTCCAAGCTCAAGCACTCCAACGCGCCGAAGAAGCAATCGACCCGGATGAAGAAGGTCGAGTGTGACAACTGCGGGTGTATTGTCAGAATGACTCGCAAGTGGTTGGAAGAAGTGGGCTGCCCGACCTGCGCATGCGGCGGCGCCATGAAAGAAGAGGAGGGAGACGACTAGCCCCCCCGTCTCTTTCTCTTTTCCTCCCCTCTTTTCGCTGGGAATTTGCCGTGATGTTTTTGTTGACCGATCAGGAGGTAATATGCGCACTCAGGGAAGGGCGCCGCCGCACGGACGGCTTGCTAGAGATTGACCTGCCGGCCGCCCGCCTGGCGGAAGCCGGCCCCCGGCCCATTGTTTTGACGTTCGCAACGGGTTCGCGCGTTGCGTCGTGTGGATCGGCAAGCGCCCGCTTGTCGGACTTGCAATTCCGGCTACTGGAATACGTTTACACGCATCCCGCCGCGGGCACGGAAGAGCTAGCAGATGCCATCTGGCAGCGCCGTAAAGTAAGCGACGGATCAATCCGCGCTGCCTTGTCTAAGATCAATGCCCGCCTCCTGGTTGCCGGGTTTCCAGTCGAATTATCGGCCCACCGAGGTCGCGTTTCTCTCGTAAAAATAGGCTGATTTCATTTGCACCAAAAGCGGTGCGCTGCGCACCCACCCTCGAAGCATACTTGGGGTATCGCTTCTTTCGGGTGAGCAAATGACAGCCATGAAACTTCTGACCATCTCACAGGCAGCCGAGATTCTAGGCGTAGCCGAACACGCCGTCATCTCATTGTTACGACAAGGGCAACTCACCTACATTGACGTGAGTGTCACGCAAAATAGTAAGCGGCCCCGCAAGCGAATCAGGGAAGCCGACCTTCTTGCGTTCATTGAATCTCGCCGCGTCACGCCGCCTGCTCGGCACGCTCCCCGATCACGTATGCAGCAACGCCGCGCTGCGCTGGGGGTGGAGTGATGGATCGCCAAATCTACCTGATAATCGGCGACGATCGTATCTACCTCGGCAGGGCGCACGAGATTATCGACCCGACCGACCGCGACTTCTTCCCACCGGAACATGCGCTTCGGCAGGCGCTACGGGACGCCGTTACCGACTTGGTGTTCTTCGGGGGCAATGAAACTGAAGTCGCCACTCTGAAAATCGAATTGAAGTGAGGCGAGCAATGGAAGTCGAGATCATCACAGTATCCAGAAAACCCGTCAAGACGCTCGTGGATGCCGGGTGTACGGTTCGCGGACAGAAACTCTATTTCGAGTCCACTGGAGACGCGGCGTGCGATCGCGCGACTTTGCAGTGCCTTGATAGGGTTGTGGAATCTCAGTGTTGGGGAGGCCAATAATGGCATTCAATCTTGCATCTGTGTCTTGCGGTACTCGACTTCGTGCCCCGCGCATCGTGCTGTTGGGCGTCGAGAAGATCGGCAAATCGACTTTCGCAGCCGGCTTTGACTCGCCTATCTTCATTCCGGTCAGGGGTGAAGAGGGGATCGACGATCTTGCCGTGCCTCAATTCCCGGCCTCTTGCACATACGGCGATGTCCTGCAATGCTTCACGTCGCTGTACTCCGAGCAGCATTCGCACCAGACCGTCGTGATTGACTCCGCGTCCGCGCTGGAGCCCCTGGTCTGGGCCGACACCTGCTTGAAAAATGACAACGCCAAGTCGATCGAGAAGGTCGGCGGCGGGTACGGCAAGGGGTACACAGAGGCGCTGTCCAGTTGGCGGACGATTACCGAAGCACTCGACGCGCTTCGCTCCGAGCGAAACATGGCGTCTATCATCATCGGGCACGTCAAGGTCAAACGCTTCGATGATCCTGCCGGCGACTCTTATGACCAGTATCAATTCGATGTTCACGACAAGGCCGCCAATCTGTTGTACCGATGGGCCGATGTGATTTTGTTTGCGAACACAAAAGTCGTCGTTCGCAAGGAAGACGTGGGCTTTAACAAGAAGCATGCCCGCGGCATCGACGCGACAGATGGGGCCCGCTTTCTCTACACGCAGAAGCGGCCCGCTCATCCCGGCGGCGGACGCGGGGCTTATGGCCGACTGCCCTACGAGCTTCCGCTCGACTACGCCGCGTTCACAGCGGCCGTAGCTGCCGTTGCCGCGGTGAGCTAATGAACTTTCCCGACATTCCTTCGAGGGGCACCCAATGAGTGAAGAGAGAATGATTGCCGGCAAGATCAAGCCGCAGTGTCCGCGGATGCCAAGCAAGGACGAGGATCTGGTTGGCAAGGTCTGCGTCTGCTCTACCGGTCGTCCGGCCGTCGTGACGCACCAAGGTTTCCTGGAAGTCGAGCGTGGCGATGGCACGGCAGTCATCTCGGCCTGGATGGGCCTCGGCCTCGACGGCAAAGGCACCTGGGCTTCCACGCGGCCCTGCATCATCGCCGAATCGGGAGCGGAGTTCCATGATCGGCTGTTCGACCGCTTTGGTGGCAAGACGCCTTTTAGCGGCTGACCGCCGCTTTTCTTACTACCTGCTTGTTTCGCACCAGGAGACTCTATCGTGGCTGATCTTTCGAAAATTTTTGGCGGCGGCTTCGACCCCAATTCGGTCGAGCCGGCGGCCGACTTCGATGTGTTGCCCGCCGGGAAATACCCGGTCATCATCGAAGCGGCCGAACTCAAGACGACGAAGGCCGGCACGGGGCAGTATGTCGCCCTCACGATGGCCGTACTGGACGGCCCTGGCAAGGGTCGCAAGCTGTGGGCGAATCACAACATCTTCAATTCCAGCGAGCGTGCGCAGGAGATCGCCCGCAAGGAATTTGCTGCATTGGGCCGATCAATCGGTGTCGCCAGCATCTCGAACACCGACCAACTCCTTCAGCAGATCACTGTTGCGCACGTCAAGGTCAAGGACGATCGCAACGAGGTCCGCACGTATTCGTCGATCGCCAAGTACCAGCAAGAGCAGCTTGCTGCGCAGGCGAAGCAACCGCAGACGCCGGTGCAGCAGCCGCAGGCGCCCGTTTACGTGCCTCCAGAAGCGCCGGTGCAGCAGCCCGCGCAGCCTGCTGCGTATGTACCACCGCAGCAGCCGGTCCAGCCGATACAGCAGCCGGTGCAGCCGGCCGTTCAGTACCCCCCGCCGCAGCCGCCAGCACCAGCGCAACCCCCCGCGCCGCCGGCGGCGGGCGGGCAGCCGCCTTGGGCCCGGTAGATCACACGGAGCGGAGTTCGCGGAGCAAGCATTTACAGATGTGATGCGCCGTAGGTCAACGCAGAGACAGCCGAGTCCAAATGATTGTGACACGGCCAGTCACGGTTGTCGAAGTGCTACGGAGAGCGGGGTTCCAATCCCCGGCCCCGCTCTTTTTGGAGACAAACATGCTTGGTGGTTGGATCGGCAACGCGCTCATCATCGGCGGCACCTGGCTGCTCGGCTACAAGTATCGTGCTGGTTTCGTCGCAACGATAGCCGGCGGGTTGCTATGGGCCTGGGAGGGTTGCCGGATCGGCCGGGCCGACTTGATTTTCGTGAACGTAGTACTGGCGATTGTGGCAGCACGAAATTTCTACAAGTGGAGAGAAGCATGAGTTTCACGCTGACGGCAGAATTGCAAATCAAACTGGACGAGCTTGCTGGCCGGCTGTATCTGGCAAAACAGAAAGAGGATGCCGCGAAAGCGGATCGCATAGAGATCGAGTCGCAGATTGCTGCCCGCATCCCCACGGCTGACCAGGGGCAGCGCACGGTCCCGATCACCGGCAAGGCGAAGCTGACTGTCAAGCGTGGTTTGTCGCACAAAGCGGACTTCGACGCGATTACAAAAGTCATGGCCGACTCGAAGCAGGCTTCGCCGATCAAGACGAAAACCACACGCGAATTGGACGTGCAGGGATACGAATACTACCGCGAGCACGACCCCGAGCTTTTTGCCTTGCTGTCGCAACACGTCGCGGTCACACCGCGGAAGCCCGCCGTCACCCTCACGCTGCCAAAGTCATGACCGACCTGACTAACGTCCTGCCGCAGCAGTCGAAGACCGTCGAAGCGATCTTCGCTCATTACAAGCAGGCCGGTGACTCCGAGCCGAAGCGCGGCTACTTGGGCGCTTCGATCCTCGGGCACTCGTGCGACCGCTACCTCTGGTACTGCTTTCGGCAATGCTGCAAGCCGGAGTTCGACGGTCGCATGTATCGCCTCTTCGAGACCGGCGATCTGGCGGAAGCTCGCTTCGTCGCCGATCTCCGTGCGATCGGTTGCGAGGTTCATGATGTGGACCCAGCCACCGGCCAGCAGTTTGAAGTCCTAGCCCTGGGCGGGCACTTCTCGGGGCACATGGATGGCTGCGTGCTAGGGCTTCCCGAGGCCCCGAAGACCTGGCACGTCACCGAGTTCAAGACGCACAATGCCAAGTCGTTTACACGCCTCAAAAGCAAAGGCGTGCAGGAAGCGAAGCCACAGCACTACGGCCAGATGCAGGCATACATGCACCTAACCGGCATGAAGCGTGCGCTCTACCTGGCCGTCAATAAGGATACAGACGAGCTTTATTCCGAGCGCGTCCATTACGACAAGACCAAGGCCGGCGCGCTCATGGACCGGGCGCGTCGGATCATCACGACAAACGAGCCGCCGCCGCGGATCGCCGCTCGCTCTGACTGGTACGAATGCAAGTGGTGTGACGCACGAGACCTCTGTTGGGCTACCGGCGACAAGCCGCTCCCGCTGCCGTCCATCTCGTGTCGCCAGTGCTGCCTCGCAACCCCAATGATGGACGGCCATGCCCGCTGGGTGTGCGAGAAACACGCTCGCAGTCTCGCGCCGGCCGACCAGGACCGAGCTTGCGAGGATCACCTGCTCTTGCCGGGCTTATTGCCATTCGCCGACCCTATCGACCACGGGAAAGACTCGCAAGGCCATGACTACATCACCTTCCAACTCGGAGAACTCGGCGTCATCTGGCACGGTCGCGGGCAAGGCTGTTGCACCAGCCAGGAGCTTTGTGCTGTCCCCGTCACCGCGCTCGTTAATTCGGCAGTTGCGACAGCCAAGGGGCTGTTTGATGCTGCTGCAACCGGCTTCTGCGCTGATGACATTCTCGCTCGTTACCCTGCTGCTGATTCGCGGATTGTTTGGCAGGGGCGGGCCAGCCAGCTTGTCGCCGCATGGAAAGAGCAATACGGCGAGGAGCTAGGCGATCTGGAGCCTGTCGTCAAGTGCGACGGGGGCGATTACCGCGCGGCTGAGTATGGACGGGATCGAGTGGCGATTTTTTACCCGATCACGAAAGAGGCCGAAATTCGAGAGGGCGTTTCCTGATGAGCGATCAAAAAAAAGAAGTTCTGGTCACGATACCTGGCCCCATGGAGCGCGAATGCACTAGCAAGAATCTGAGGATTGCGGTCCAGAGCGTTAGGGTGGCCAACACCTACGACCTGCATGTCATTGGGAACCGGGCCGTTGCGAAGCCAGCCGAGTTCCGGCAAGTGGGATTGTACGAAACGATAGATTCGCCATTGATGACCATTAACGGCACCGAAGCGCAGGGGCTAATGGACGAGCTTTGGCGTGTTGGCGTCCGCCCCACAAGCGGCGAGGGATCGGTCGGCCAGATCGGGGCGACCGAGCGGCACCTGGCTGACATGCGAGCGCTCGTGGCTCACTTCTCGAACGCGGAGTTGAAGTAGCGTGGCTTTCACTCTTCGCCCGTATCAAAACGAAACCATCGCAGCTTTGCACGCGCACATCTGCGGAAAAGAGACGAACCCGTGCGTCGTGCTGCCAACCGGCAGCGGCAAGTCGGTCGTCATGGCGGCCATGATCCGCCGATGGCACGAGCAGGCACCGTGGGTGCGGGTTTGCATCCTGGCGCACCGCAAGGAACTCGTGGAGCAAAACGCCGCCAAGCTCCAGGCAGTCTACCCAGAAGGCAAAATCGGGATCTTCGCCGCGGGGCTGAAACGTCGTGATTACGACGCGCAAATCCTATTCGCCTCGATTGACTCGATCTACAGGCGGGCCGGCGAGTTCGAGCCCTTCGACGTCCTTTTCGTCGATGAGGCGCACCGCATTCCGTTCAGTGGCGAAGGGAAATACCGCACGTTCATTGCGGGTTGCAAGCGGTTCAACTCGGCACTTCGCGTCGTCGGCTGGACGGCCACCCCCTACCGCATGAATGGCGGCTCGTTGTGCCACAAGGATCACATCCTTCACGAAATCTGCTACGACGCCAAGATCACGGACCTCATCCACGACGGTTATTTGTGCAACCTTCGGTCCAAGGTCGGCGCTTGTCAGCCTGACCTGGAGGGTGTCGGCCGTAATCATGGCGGCGACTACATCGTCAAGTCCCTGGTTGGCGCCACGAATCGCAGCGATGTCGTATCCGCCGCTATCGCTGAAGCAATCCGCATCATGCAGGCGGAGCGCAGACAGAGCGCCATGTTCTTCTGCGTGAATATCGAACATTGCAAGCGTGTGTCGGAAGAGCTTCGCCGTCACGGTATTCACGCCCCGTATCTGGTTTCCAAGACCAAGCGAGAGGACCGCGACCGCATGATCGCGGATTTCAAAGCGAACCGCATTCGCGCGATTTGCAACGTCAACGTATTAACCGAGGGATTCGACGCGACTCAAGTCGACACAATCGTACTCCTGCGCCCGACGCTTTCGCCCGGCTTGTACTCGCAAATGGTTGGCCGCGGATTGCGTTTACACGACAACAAGTCGCATTGCCTCGTGCTCGACTTCGCCGGCTGTATTGAGGAGCATGGGCCTATCGACCTGTTGGGCGGGGCGCCGGTTGTTATGGCAACGTGCCCCGAGTGCCGCGAGTCGTTCAGCCGCGCATTGCGTGAGTGCCCGCATTGCGGCTGGAAGATCCCGAAGCAAGAGATCGACCGCCTGGAGCGAGTGGAGCGCGAGCGCCGGATGCACGGCGACAAGGCGAGTAAGAAGTCAATTCTCTCTGGGGAGCCGGAAGTCGCGAAGGTCGATTCGGTGTTCGTCTCGCGGCACCGCAAGCCCGGCTCGCCGGATTCCATCCGCGTGCAATACCGTTGCGGCTTGAGCATGTTCCGTGAGTGGGTCTGCCTCGATCACGAGGGATTCGCCGGCCAGAAAGCGCAGACCTGGTGGCGGGCTCGCTTCGGCAAGGGGCCCCGCGCGACAGTAGACGACGCGCTTCAGGATCTTTTCTTAGGGCAATCGCTCTTGGAATGGACTAAGACAATTACGGTGAAACGGAATGGCCGCTACACCGAAATTATTGCGTACAACCAACCGCTGCCGGAGGCAACGGAATGACTATATTTCTCGACTGGGCCCTGTACTACGCTTCGATCGGCTGGCATGTTTTTCCAATCGCACCGGGCCAGAAGGTTCCCATTACGAAGCATGGGGTTAAGGATGCTACGGTCGATCCTGAGCGAATTAAGGCATGGTGGCATCAATGGCCGAACGCGAACATTGCCGTAGCGTGCGGAACCATTAGCGGTATTTACGTCGTCGATGTAGATGTACCGGCCGACGGCACCACGAGCGGCCTAATCTCGCTTGAGGAGTTCCCGCCGCTGCCTGAGACAGTGCGCCAAGACACGCCCCGCGGCGGCTTCCATGCCTTTTTCGTCACCACTACGCCGCCGAAAAACAAGAACGCCTTCCGGCCTGGAATCGACATCCGGGGCGACGGCTATTACGTCGTACTCGCTCCGTCGATCCATCCCAACGGCGGCAGGTACGTCTGGACGCCCGGACACGCCCCGGGCGAGGTCCCGTTCGCCGAGTACCCGGACTACATGCGGCCGGCTACAAGGGCACCTGGGGCCGCTCAGCAAGCCTACGTGCCGCCCCCCCTGTGCCAGCCGGCTGACAGCGATGTGCTGCGCCGGGCCAGCCTGTATTTGCCGGAATGCGAGGCCGCCGTCCAGGGGCAGGCCGGGCACGATAAGCTGTTCTGGGCCGCCGGGACAATGGTACACGGGTTCGGCCTGTCCGACGGCCAGGCTTACGACATCTTGGCGAGGGAGTACAACCCCCGCTGCGTTCCGCCGTGGGACCTAAGCGTTCCGGCAGATGCAAAGGACTTTCGCCGCAAGATTACCGAGGCCCGGAAGAACCCGCCGCGGGACAAGCCGCCCCTCTGGCTCCTGAACGATCCGGGTTACGCGACGGTCGACACGAGTTCATTCGACAAGGGCCTCCAGGAAATGCTCGCAAACCAGGCGGCAGATGAGCCGGAACCAGAGCCGGGGCCGGAGCCCGAAGAACTCCCCTTCCTGTGTCAGCCCTCCGGCTTACTCGGAGAGATTTGCTCCTGGATCAACGCCACGTCGATCAGGCAGCAGCCGTTCCTTACTCTGGCTTGCGCCCTGACATTCCTCGGCGCATTGTTCGGCCGAAAGATCAAGGATCAGTCTGACACACGAACCAACCTGTATTGCGTTGGCATTGCCCCGTCATCTGCCGGCAAGACACGGATTATGAATCAGATTCGCCGGTTGTGCGAGGCGGCCGGTTGCCTGGAACTACTGGGCGGCGATGACATTGCGTCCGATTCGGCGATCGAGGAGCGCATGGCCCGCGAGCCGGCAACGCTTTTCTTGTGGGACGAGATCGGCCTGCTGCTGTCGCACATCAAATCCGGCGTATCGAAGCACAATGCCAAGGTCGTGTCACTCTTGATGAAGCTCTATTCGGCTTCTGGCGCCAGCTACAAGGGCCGCGAGTACGCCGAACAAGAGCGGCAGCGCACGATCATCCAGCCTTGTTGCTGCATCTTCGGCACGTCCACACCCGAGCGATTCACCGAGGGGCTTACGCAGGAGCAATTGCAGGACGGGTGGCTCAGCCGGTGCCTCGTGTTCTCTGCAATGGATGTGCCGCCCAAGCAACGGGGCCGCTGGGAGACGGACATACCTGAGCGATTGGTAGAACAAGTCAGGGCTTGGTACAAGCGCGAGATTCCTCCGGCGGATCTACCCAAGTTCATCATGCCGCCAGAGGGTATCGTGGGCGCGCCCTCTTATCCGATACCGAATCAACTCATTGTGCCTACGGCAGATGAAGCCGATCGCATGCTCATCGCTTTCGATGCGGAATCGGAGGGGTACGGCGCAAAGTACCCAAGGCTAGCCTGCCTTTGGGCGAAAACCGAGGAACTTGCCCGCCGTATCGCCCTGATTAACGCTGCCGGCGACAGCTTTGATACACCGATTGTCACGCTTGCCAACGCCGACTTTGCCATTAGGCTCGTTCGCTACCTACTATTGGATTTCAGCAGGCTAATTGTCCCTGAAATCGTGATATGCGATGTCGATGCCAGGAAGCGACGGCTGCTCAAAATAATTGAGCAACACGGCAAGAATGGCTGCCTAAAGCGGACAGTGACTCGGGCTTCTCAATGGGTCAATAAGCGACAGCGCGACGATATGTTAGCCGACATGATAGAGGCAGGCGAAATTGTTCTGGAGATCGCCGGGAAGCAGCACAACACACATCGCTACTGGACGGCGGAACACTTCAGGACGTATTTGCTTGAGCAATCGCAATGCCAGAATCCGAATCCGTAATCATTGTGCTGCCGCTGCCCGCGAGGGTGCTTTCGCCGAACTGCCCGGTCGGGAGTATCGGCGGCCGGTTTGCCAGGGCGTCGGCGTCGAAGCGATACCGTCGTCTGTCGCGCGATGCCGTGCTCGCCGAGTGCATCGAAACGGCGCCGTGGAAGAAGGTGGCTGTCCAGGCGGCATTCTACCACAGGGCGAAGCGTCGGCGCGACCAGGACAACGCCATGGCGTCCTTGAAGGCCGCTTACGACGGCATTGTAGATACGGGGCTTGTACCGGACGACGATTACGAGCACATGCGCCGCGAGGCGCCGACGTTTGAGATTGACCGGGAACATCCGAGGGTAGTTCTGACAATTACACGGTGCGACGAATGATTAGCATTAAGACAGAAGAGCAGATTCACGAATTTCTGGACGCCGGCCTGCCTGGCGGAGAAGTAGCAAGGCATCTCAAGCTCCCGCACAGGACCGTTTACACGATTTGCGCAGCACGAGAGCTTGCTGCTTCGTTGTCGGAGGAACAGTGCGAGGCGATTTGCGCGTTGCTTCTTCGCGGATTCCCAGCCGGCGCCGTCGAAGCGATTCTAAAGATTCCCCGCGCGGCGGTGTTGGCAGTGCGCCGCGTGCGATACATGCAGCATCGCGGCGTCGATCACGGCGAGGTTTTCCCGTGTCCTACCTGCGGCGCGATGATGTTTCACGAGTGCGACCAAGAGCCGATATTGCATCGCCAAGAGCCGCCACCGCGCATCTCGACAAACGATACGGCCGTACAGCTTTTTCGCCTTGTGGAAGAAGTTGCGCATCTCGGCGAAACACATATTGTCCGTAACCCCGTTTTCCACCACCTGGCCCTCCGTGCCAAGAAAACCATTGAAAAGCTAGCAGGAGAACAGTATGGCCAAGCGAAAGCCGGCTAAGAATCTAGTTGAAGATGCGGCTACGAGGAAGCGCCGTAGCTGGTTCTCGACATTGCCAAAGGACGAGCAGCGGTACATCCGCGAAGTCGCGTCGGCAATGCGAGATACGCCGGGGGCGAAGCTTTATGTCGTTGCCGGCAAACTGTGGGAGGAACTGAATTACCCGGTCGCGAAAGAGACCATCGTGCGAACCCTACGAGAGCTACTAAATGAAAAAGCGTAACCCAAAAGACCTCGTGAATGACGCCAAGAACGAGACGAACGAGGCCGATGTCGCCAAGGCGCAGGCCGAAGCCGCACGGTGGAAGAAGCTGCGCAAGGAATCGCTCGCCAGGGAACTTGAACTTGAAAGGCGGCTGGACGTGGCGCTGGCGATCGAGGCCGAGACGCCGATTCCAATTGCGTTTGGGGCGTCGAAACAACCGGTCGGCAAGAGGGTCGCGGCGGTTGTCCCCGCAACGGATTGGCACGTCGAAGAACAAGTTTCCGCCGAGGCAACCGACGGAAAGAATCACTTCGATCTGGCAGAAGCCGAGCGGCGGATTCAGCGGTTCTATGCCGGCGTCCTGGAACTCATCGACTACCAGAACTACCAGGCGAAAGTCGCAGAACTCTGGCACCCGCTCCTGGGCGACTTGATGAGCGGATACATCCACGAGGAGTTGATGGAGACCAACGCGCTGAGCCCGACTGAAACGGTCGTGTTCCTGCAAGAAATGCTCATCGGCGGCATCGACCTCATATTGAAAAAGACTCGACTGCCGATTTTCCTGCCGACGTGCGTCGGGAACCATGGTCGCACGACGCCGAAGAAACGAATCAAGACGAGTTACAAGAACAGCTACGAGTGGCTGATGTACCGCTTCCTTGCCAGGTACTACGAGAAGAGGAGTCGCGTGCGTTTTATGATTGGCAAGGGGTATCACAACATCCAAACCGTCATGGGCCGCCGCGTGCGATTCCATCACGGCGACGGCCTGCGATACCAAGGTGGTGTCGGCGGCATCTCGATTCCGGTCAACAAGGCCGTCGCCCAATGGGATAAGGTACTGCCGTGTGATTTCGATATTTTCGGGCATTGGCACACGTTCCTGCCTCACTATCCGAAATGGATTTCGTGCGGTTCGTTGATGGGTTATTCGGAATACTCAGTCGAGATCAAAGCCGAGTTTCAGCACCCGACGCAAACATTCATCGTGATTGACCAAGCCTACGGGCTTGTCGATTTCCGCCCCATCTTCTTGACCGATGCCAAGGGGCTGACCGAATTATCGGCGGCAGCCTAGCCCTTCTCCCTGCTCACTTCACACCAGGAACAGCACCATGAGGAAATTCGAGACCGGCGCCACACGCGACGGAGACGCCGACAAGCTGGACTACGAAGGCTTCTTGTCTCCGCTTGCCCTTCGCCGGTATGCAGAGTACATGCACCGGCACCGCGTCCAGGCCGACGGCAAGCTGCGTGCCAGCGACAACTGGCAGAAGGGAATCCCGTTCAACGCCTACATCAAATCGCTCTGGAGGCACTTCATTGACCTCTGGACCCTGCACCGAGGTCTGCCGGCAGTAGACCAGAAAGACGGTCACGCAATCTCCAAGGAAGAAGCGCTGTGCGCGATCATCTTCAACGCCTTCGGCTACCTGCACGAGCTTGAGAATGTCGGACTCGTGCAGGGACCTGAAGATGAGACCACCCGCCTTTCCCCCATCGCCGAGACTAGCCGGAGAGTATCATGACCTCGATCAAATTCAACCCGATCGTCGCCGCGACGAAGTACATCTACCTTGACATGGACGATGTACTCAACACCTGCACACCGGCTGCCCTGCATTACGTCGGCTGTCCAGTTGACCCCGAGGACGTGTCGTGCCATCGGCCGGAGTGGGGCTATGACATCACTAAGGCAGCTAACCTGCTGCACCCGACGAAGATATTTACCGAATCCACATTCTGGCAGTCGATCGGCCGGGACTTCTGGGCCAACGTACCAAAATCGGCCGAATGCGACTGGCTGCTGGAGACGTGCGCCGGCCTGGTCGGACGGGAGCGGGTGTGCATCCTCACTGCGCCGACCCTCGATCCCGATTGCCTGGCCGGCAAACTCGAATGGATTCAGTGGTTCATGCCGAAGTGGATTCATCGGCAGTACCTCATAGGGCCTCGCAAACACCATTGCGCGCAGCGAGGCGCCCTGCTGATCGACGACAGCGACAAGAATATTGAGGCATTCGAGAAGCACGGCGGCACTGGAATCTTGATGCCGCGACCGTGGAATCACCTATATGATTTGCCGTCGGCCTGGTTCGTCGCCGGGCGGCTTGGAGTGCAGCCGCCTGCGAGGGAGGCGGCATGACAACGCAGGAATGGAGAGCCTTGGTTCGGAAGCTCCGCAAGCGCTTCCCCGTAGACAGCCCGGTGGTCGTGCGCCGCTGTCGGCGGAAGCGCAACCTCGGCATGACTACCTACGACGGTCTCGCGTTCCGCGTCTACATCGACAACAGCCAATCGGCTACCGGGCAGATTGACGCACTGATTCACGAGTGGGCGCACGTCTGCGCGATTCAACTGGCGTTCACACACGATGGGCATTGGGGCACGTACTACTCCGCAATCTATAACGCCTGGCTGAAGGACTTCGATAATGAAGCACCAACTGATTAACGCCGACAGTCTGGATTATCTACGGCATAACACCCGCACCTGGCATAATACGATTTTTGCCGATCCGCCGGACAATATCGGGCTCAAGTACGACGGCTACAAGGACGACATGCCGGATGATGAGTACGTGCGGTTCCTCAAGCGATCGCTTCACTTGTTTGTTCGTCGCGCCGAAACTGTGTGGTTCTCGTTCAACGCGAAGTGGATCTTCGCCATGGGGCGAATCGTCGAGGAGATGCTGGAGAGCTTTCTCGCCCTGGAAGCCAAGCCCTGTGTCCAGACCTTCACCTTCGGCCAGCATAACAACCACGATCTCGGGAACAACCATCGGCCGCTTTGGCGGATCGGCGTCAAAGGTACTACGCTCTGGCCCGACGCCGTGCGAGTGCAATCATGTCGCCAGAAGTGCGGCGACAAGCGAGCCAATCCAAACGGCCGGGTGCCTGGCGATGTGTTCGACTTCCCCCGCGTTGTGGGCAATAGTCGACAGCGGCGCAGTTGGCATTCAACGCAGCTTCACGAGGGCCTGGTCGAGCGATGTCTGCTGTTGACGACCCCGAAGGGCGGCAGTGTACTCGATCCGTTTGCTGGTACGGGCACAACGCTCAGGGTGTGTAAACGCCTTGACTTCAATTGCACTCTAATTGAACAGAGCGCCGTCTATTGCAATGAGATCGCCAAGGAACACAAACTCCAGCCGATTCGTGGCTGGAACGATAGATGGGAGCGAGCGGCATGACTTCAGCAGACTGGGCCTGTCCGATTTGCAAGCGAGCCATGATTAAGACAAGCCCCCTCTATATGGTCTGCCCCCTCGGGCACGGCAAGCTGCACTGCGCAACTTCAGAAGCCGACTTGCCGCTTGCAACACGCATCGACTACAAGCGATTCACGATCGAGGGGCATTCGGGTTGGTGGCAATATCAGCCCAAAGCACACGGACGAGCGCTGCATTATTGCCCGGCAGAGGGCATCGTGGTTGCAGCAGTGCAATTAAGGAAGTCTCAGCGAATCGTTGTTCGTGCGTTCCGTCGCACGACCCCGCCGCGGGCTACTTCGTAGCGTCACCCGCTCCGCGGTGATCCGACCTGGTGCGATGCTTACCGGCATCTTGGTGGTTCTCGTGCAGGTCGATCTGCACCATGAGCCCGACCGCCTCGGCAATCGCTAGGAGCGTCGAGATTTTCATGTCGACGTCAGGGGCATCGGGATTCAGTAAGCGAGTCGTGGTCGCCACCGACAGCCCCGTCATGTCCGCCAAGTCCTGCCGACTCAGGCGCAAATCGAGCATCCGATGCCTGATACTATCGCGCAGCCTAGCGTTAAATGCCCGCTTGTATTTCGGGTGAACGCCCATTCGACTCCCCTCCTTCGAATAACCAACCGCGCACCACTTCGGCGATCCCCCGTAGCCGCCCTAGCTCGTCTAGGTTCAACTGCCTGTAAGTTCGCTTCTGGATGCTCCGATTCGTGTGCCCCATCGTCAAGTCGATCATGGATTGATCCGGCACCTGGTCGATGACCGTCGCATAGGTGTGCCGAAGCGAGCCCAGACCTACGCCGGGTGTCTGCTGCCCCATCCGCTTGAGTAGCCCGCGAAACGACGCCGATAGTTTCGCTCCCGCGCTGACCTGTGAATATGGCTGTCTGCCCTGCGTCAGCAGCAGCCTTTGTTCGTTGCTGTCCAGGGGGCGGCGGTGATTGTCGATATAATCGGTGATAGTCTCGACTGTCTCCGGCCAGAGCGATGCCATTCTGCGGCGCTTCGTCTTGACGCGGCGGAAGTCGTGATAAGGTATCGGCTCGTCCAGGTGCAAATGATCCATTGTAATTGCAATTGTATCGCCTGGATAGAAGCCGCAGTTTATTCCGAGGTAAATCGCTACCTTCATCTGGGGGCGTGCGACAGCCAGGGCTGACAAAATTAGCTCACGGTCGAAGAAGCGGACAGGGCTCTTCTCTTCCTGCTCGGCCTCGATGTCGTCCAGGCTGGGCATGACAAAGCGGGGGCCGTAGCTCACGCGGCCGATCAGCCCCATGCCGTCCGGCCCGGCCCAATTAAACACCGAGCGGATGGATGTTATTACGTTCTTCTGCGTCCGCAGGGTGCGGCCCGACTTCTCGATCACCCGCTGGACGGCCGCGAAGTCCTGGGGGCCGAGGGCCGACACTGGGGTCTGGGACAACATCGCCTCCCGGAAGATTTGGACGAGCGGCAGATAGTTTCGCCTGGTCGCTGGGGCTAGTCTACCGGCGGCAGCCCGTTCGTCCAAGTCTTTTATGTGGGCCGCCAGGAGTTCGTCGACCACGATCCCGTTGGTATACGCCGGGGGCCTGGCGCCGGCCAGGAGGTAGTCCTTCTCCTTCAGCCATAGCCGGAGGGCCGTATCCGGGTCGCGGAGCACACCGAAATAGTGAACCTTGCCGCGAACCTTTTTCTGCCACTGCCCACAAGGCGCCACCGTCAGCGGGAAGTCCGGGTGCGTCTGCTTCCACGCCCGCCACTTGTCAACATAATCTGCCGTCGCCATATCTCTCTCCCGGGTGTAGCACACAAGCCCCTATTTCAACCTTAGCTCGGGGCACCCGGGTATGCAAATGTGTATGGCCAGTCACCCAATGACCAATTCGGGTAATCGCAAGTCCTTCGCAGAAAAAGGCTTACGGGCAGAGAGGGAGGCGAGGCCGGTTGCCTTGAACACCCTAGCGGTAGCAAGTGGCTATTGCCGAAAGCGTTGCGGCACAAGGGCTTGGAGAAATTCGGGAAATTTGAAAATCTCGTCAAATCTCCCCGAAACAAGCCAAAAGAAAGCCAGCCGGGTATTGCTATACCGGGCGTTTGGGGACGCAGGCAGAGTTCCTTCGGGCCCTCCGTAACGGCCGCCGCGGGGTAGGCCCTGAGAGGCCACCAGACGCCGCCTGTTGCGATCTTAACTGACAGCCCTGGATTGTGCCAGTCATGTAGTCGAGCGAGCGCCCGAGGTCGTCAAGCGACTCAGTGAACTCTCTACGGGTTTCCCGCTGTTCGGCGAGGTAGGCGGCTCGATCTTCCTGCTGCGCCTTGATGTGAACCGGGAATGCCCTGGCCAGGATGTACCAGCACATCCACCCGAGAAGCCCCAGGGCCCCGTACTGCACGGCGGCAGGGGCAGCCACCTGTGCGGCCGTGCCGACGGCCATGACGCTCACGAGCAAGCCATAGGCTGCGATCTTCATTGCCGGCCTCTCTGCCGGCAGAGCCGGCTGACTTCGTTGACGTCGTGTGTCCGCACTACCGAGGCGTCAGTCAAGACCAGGAAGGTCGGGACGCTGGACACGTTATAGCTCCTGGCGAGTCCCGGGTGCTGGTCGATGTCTACCGTCGTGATCGGCACCCCGGCATCTTGAAGCGATGCCAGCACTGGTGCAGCGCGTTTACACGGCCCGCACCAGGCGGCCGTGAACGCCACGACTTGCACCCGCGGGGCCGGGCGGCTCGTCGCCACGGGCTCGCAGCCCAGCGCGACCAGGCAGACCAGGGCGCAGGGATTACAGGACAGCCGCGACATTTGTCAGTAACCCATTCTTGAAGGTTAGCGTGTTGAGGGTGCCGGTCCCGTCATCCACATTGAAGCTGCATGATATTCCAGCCGATCCGTCCGAAGAATTGTAGCCGTCGGTCTGCAACGTGCCCTGAATGTCTACGATACCCGATCCGGCTTCCTTTGGATCAACGATGAGGTCGGTCCCGTCGTAGTAGATACTCGCGTCGTCATCGACCCCGAAAAACAACTTGCGATTATCTGCATTCAAAGAGAGATTCGTACCAATGCGAACCTCAGTCGCGCAAACATATATCTTCTCGGCCGAACCGATATAGAAGTCGATGTAGGTCGGTGAAACAAAACGAAATTTACCAGTACTCGAATTACCTTCGATGCGGACGTTGTTCGATCCCCATTGCATGTTCCAGTTATTCGAGATTCGGAAATTACTGGAAAGAAGTATGACGTTGTAATCCGCCCCGGCCGTTATCACCGGCTGCGTGCCGTCGTGATATATGGCACCCCGCTTATTCGCCCCAAGCTCCAGCTTCTTGTTATTATCGAGCCATATGTCGCCGTTGACATAGACTTCGCCAGTTCCAACATCCGCGGGGCTTACAACGAGCTTCGCGCCGTCATAGTAAATCGAGGCGTCTGAGCCGGTCCCGAACTTCAACAGCACATTATCGGGGACGGTGCTGTACCAAGTGGCCACTCCGCTCGCGGAGCTAATCAGCCAGTGACCGGCGGCAGTCGGCCCGGTGCTCGGCAAGGTCCAGCTACCGAAATCAAGCGTATCTCCAGACTGAAGTTGCCTGATCTGCCCGGAGGCAAGGGTAAGTGGCTTCGGCATCGCTATCCCCACATCAAGCCGGCCGGGCTACCTGGGGCAACCCGGCCGGCGGAACTCAGTGCGATAACTCCCGGGCTAGGCTGCCTTCGCTTGCGGTGCGTTCTGCACCACCTGCGCATCGCTGGCCTTCA